TAAAACCAAATACTTTTGGTCAACCCTATCCATACCGCTTTCTTTAACGTAAGCAGCGACAGCCTCTCTCGACAAATCGGTTATTAGACCTTTTAATTCGTCTTCGGAGAGCTGAATTGTTTTTGTTTCTTCTGACATTGTATTCTCCTTTATTTTTGAATTAAACGTCTAACTTCTCCAGCAACCATTTTTTTCGCTCTTTCACGAACATCGCCTGAAGTCTCTAACGTATTTTTAATTTTATTTATGAATGTTTTTTTCTGCTCTATTAATTCTTTTTCAAATTCGTTTAATCTTTCATCGTAGGATTTGAAATCGAGATTGTCTATAAAGCCTTTCATTTCATTTATTAAGTCAAGAACTTTTTTTAATTCTTCTTTCTGTTCCTCAATTGATTTTTTTACATCAACAATTGCTTCCATATCCTTGACTATATTTTTAGCCTCAATGCTTTTAACCATAGTTTTAATTTGGTCTAAAGCATTAGGATTCATTGCCAAAGGTGCACTTGAATATTCTACCAAATCCCATTCGTTTATATGAAGTATGCCTTTCTCGTCATCATATTCCAAAGCACCTTTCTTCACTTTACCGTTTTCCATTTTAGGTTGCCAGCCTATTGACCAAGTATTTATAATTCCTTCCTCGTGCAATCCGTAAATGTCATCTGCGAATAGGGATTTTTTACTAAATTGTGTTTTGGCTAAAACTCCCTTATCATCAACCTTTCGCCAAAGACTTTTAGCAATCGGAAGGTCATACTTGTGGTTATAGAATACAGTAGGACTCTTTGAATACTCGCTGTCATCCATACCTTTTGGGTTTACCATATCACCACCCCAATCTTTATCCGAAGTAGATATATAATGGACAATTGCTCTTTCTTCTTTTACATTCTCTACTGTTTCTGCTTTGATTTCAAATGTTTTGCAGTCTTGCATTTTATTCTCCTATACCCTTTTTGTAAAATCTTAATGCCATTTCAGCCCTTAATAAATCCCCGTATGTAATATCTAATGAATCAATTATATGCTCAAGATTATTCTCAAGACAATTACTATATCTTTCAATTAAAGCCTCATCAGACAAAGTCCTAAGTAAATTCTCGATTTCATCTATGGCTTTCATTTTATCACTGGGATTACTATCAGAATCAATGGTAAGTCCAATAATTTCTGCGCTGGATGGGGGAAAAACTTTCTTTATTATCGGCATTTTATTCTCCTATTATCGTGCAACGATCATTTACTATGTTTTCTGGGCTACCACTTGGGTCGCCAGGATAAAGCATTAAATCCGTCCCGCTTCTTGATGGGACTTCAAAACTTTCTTCTATTCCTATGGTTACTCCGTCCATAATTCTATGGTTTTCACCTTTAGTGTCTCTGACTCTCGAATCTCTTGAGCTAAGCCATATTTTCTTGGTAAGACCGGCGTCTATCATTACTCTTAATAGTCCGGCGTTGAATGAAGCCTGTGCAGTGGTGTTCACTATTGAGTTTATTCTATTCTTGAATGACTCGTATTTATTATTTATTTCTTGGGATACTTCTTCATATGAATTGCCTCGAATACCTTTGATTGATTCGTATGTAGTCTGATTTATTAAAACCGTATTCCTTCCTATTCGATTAAACTCATTTCTCATTACATCTCTGTTCATCGTAGGCGAGTGGTCGTATTCATAAGCTCCGAATCTGTAACCGGCTTCCATTATTGAGTATATTTCTATTTCCAATAACTGCCACAATATCATATCTTCTTCTTCAAGGTTAAAAACACCCTCTACTATGAAGTTGTCTTTTACGGCTTCAAGTATTCTTCTTCTCTGCCCGTCAAAGTATCCTTCAATTTTTCTGTTAAACCTTCTCTCGGCTAATGAGAGTCTTCTGTCAAACTGCTTCCACGTTAGGGTCTTTAAGTCTTCGTCCATTGATTTTTTGTTCATATTGCCACCGTTTTCTTCAACGCCTAACTGCTTACCGGAAGAAACACTCACCAATGCACCGCCGACATTAACCGTTGGATTGTCCGCTATTTCACCTTTTAACTTATTCCAACCTTCCATTTCTCTTACTTCATTAATTGAAAGCCAGCCGTTCTTTAATCCATAATCATAGTAATTTAATTGACCTTGTTGGTCTTTAGGTGCAAGAATATCGTGCTCAACTTTTAAATTTTTTTCAAATTCCATCCTTGCGTGCTTAGTAAGTATATTATCTACATAGCTTAATATCGGGTCTATTACTAATGAGGTGAAAACATAAAGCGAAGCATCGGCAGTAGCTTTATTATCCAATTCGCCCAAACCAACTAAAACCTTTGGAACTTTGAACGCACTAAAGATATTCTCTCTATTTAGTGTAGCCTGGTTCCCCATTTCAATTTCTTTAGGAGAATATGCAGTGGGTACTGGTTTTACATCGGAATCAAATAAACCTATTTTTGAAGCATTGTCTATTCCCCCATATTCATCTACAAGCATTTTCTTAAGTCTATTAAAAGAAGCGGTAGTCATTTCCTTTGGCGTGGTAAATATTGCACCTAAAAATCCGCCTCTTTCAAAAAACTTCTTCATATATGCTAATTGCAATCTATTAACAGTTACCTGGTCTGCTATACTTTGAATAATTGGGAATCCTTGAGCATCTCCATAAGGGTCGGGATAACGGAAATCTATTACATCATTTCTTGAAATTTTGATTTTCTTATCACCGAAGTAATAAGTATAATGGTCTATAAATTGACCGTTCCCGCTCTCCCTTCTTACTAAATTAGGTAATAGATGCTGATATGAAACTACCTCTCCACGATTAGTAAAATTGCCATTGGTTTCTAATCGAGAATTTTTTCGCAATTTAAGTATATATGAATTGCCGAATAATCCGAAATGAGCACCTATTTTATATTTAATTTCCCACCAAGAAGAATAATTATTAGGATTATCAAACAGCATTCTAAAAGGATGGTCGATTAATTCCTGCACACTGTTTTTCTTTGTTTCATAAAGTCGGAAGTTGGCTTTAGCGAACATCAAACCCCAAGTATCAATAGCTGAATAAACAGCACCAACGTAATCTTTATTCCCGCCGGAATAAGCATCTATCCAATCTCCAAAGGCTTGTTGAAACGCTTTCGGGTCTTTAAGAGAAATGTTCTTAACGCCCAGTAATTTTAATCCAATTTTTTCTTTTAGGTTCATATTTACCCTATTATTGCAAACTTGACATCACTTTGTCTATGTCTTGAATATGCAGCATATCTTGTGGCTGCTATGCAGTCATCGTTCAAAGGAACTACTTTACCATCTATCGGTTTACCTTCTGCATCTTCCTGCCACTTAAATGTTCTTAATTCTCTATTCAAGTTTACGTTATCACTATGTGAATAAATTTTCTTAGACTTTAGATAATCAATTGAATCCATCAATGAGTTATTACCTTTTACTGAAGGTCTTATATTAAATCCCGCTTCAGCAAATTCATCTATTCTTGCCGGCTCTGCACTATCTGCGTATATTACATCGTCCATATTTTTAATTAGACGCTCTTTTAGGATATATTCTATAAGCTGAGAGTTAGTCAGTTTTTTAACATATAAAAGCTCTTTCACATAAAGCTCATCATCCCTTATCCCCACCATTACTAATGCTGAGGGGTGATTGTAACCGAAATCTATTCCATAAACTATTTCATCAAATTCAGTGGGAAAAGCCCTTAAGATTCTCCACGCCGGATTAAAAACTAAGTTCCCAACAGACCCCCACTCACCTAATGCATAGACTCGATAGTAATTCTCATCTTTTTCCATCAAGTCGATTAATTCAGCTCTATCTTCAGGCTCCATAAAGTAATTATCTTCGTGAGTTGACCTGTGCAGTGTGTATGTTCTATCAACTACCACACTCCCAACTCTTACTTTACGAACCATCTTAGAGGCTACGTCCTTGAACGACCAATCTACCCACGTCCTCTTATCAGCAGAGATGTAATCTATTCCATACTTTTCTCTGAATTTTCTTCTCTTTTCAATTTTGTCTTTTAACTTTTGGTCTATTTCCAGAGGAAACATTTCTCGATGAATCCAATGGTCCTCATCAATAGGGTTGAATGAGAGTGTAATTTGTTTGTATTTTACTCCCTCATTAGCCTTCCCCCTTACACGCATAGCCATTTGTCTAAATTCTCTCTCGGAAAGCTCAGTAACTTCCTCTATCCACATCCCAGTAGGGTCGGCTAAAGATTTTACTTTTTCTTTATCATCTACACCTAATGCTATAAATTCACTATCAGTCATCGGACATCTAATTGTCATATCCGAATCTCTTATGTCAAAGAACTCACTTAATCCGTGTTTTAATATTCTATCACAGATTAATTTATAAACTGAAACTCTAATTGTTTTTGAAACTTTACGAGAAATGATTACTCTATGCCCGCTTTCAGAGAGCACACGATAAATCCATTTATCAGCTAAAAAGTAAGATTTACCAGAACCAGCCCCCCCCATCAAAACGAGGAATCGTGATTCATCCTCTAATAGCGGATAAAAGGCATCGTTAAATATTTCTTTCTTAAAGTCTATTTGCATAATAAAAAACCCGATACCTAAAGCATTATCATTTTGATAATACCTTAAATATCGGGTCGTTTTATTGACTACCGATTTATGTTAGTTTAACTTATTAGGGTTTACTTTGTTCCTTTATTTCATCTTTCACAGCTTCTTCATCCAATTCCCATTCCCTTTTATAATCAATTTCTTTAGTATAAAACTCTTTTAATCGCTCTACTCGTTTTAACTCTACTGGGTCATCTTTCGCTTCTCGCTCCCATTCCTCTAAGAATCTTACAATTGTTTTATTTGTTTCCTTCTTTGTCTTAATTTTCGCTTTTTTGATACCTTTTTCCAACTTATATTTTATATATTCTACATTGTATTTAATAGAATTATATTTTTCTCTATCTTCATCATACAAATGTTGGACAAGCGAAAACACAGCATCTAATGTCCAACATAAAAATTCCGCCTCCTCAATGGAAAGATTCGGTCTTACGTAAGCCATTTTT